TATAACCATCTTGTCCTAATGTAAGGCGTTGTGTTGTATAATTTACTTGTACTTTACCATTAGGAAGTTTGTATACTTCATCAGGTGTACCTTGAACTTTAATTACATTTTTTACAAAACGTAATTCATTTTTTGTTAATTTACTTGGGTCAGATACTTCTGACTTTAAGCCTAAGATTGTAAAAATCATAATTAGTGTTTTCATAAATTGTTTTTAAGTTTAATGCATAGATTGTATTTCAACAAATACAGTTATTAAAACTGTTTTTAAGCTGTCCCTATAAGTCATAGGTTAGAAATATTTTTCTACTAAGATTGAGATGCATTCTCTTTTGGATACTCTATACACCCAGTTACTTCTTCCATTTAACCACGGTAGTAACACCGTAGGTTCTGCAATCCCCTCTGCACTCAGTTGTTATTGGTTGTACTCAATACCAATATTCATCACATCTTACCTATCAGGACATCCTGTGGCATTACCCACTTTACTACCTGCTTTTTATGCAGCACCCATAACCTATGGGTAGTGAGGAGACGCTCTGTGTGATTACAACTGCTCACCCTTGGGAGAATGATTAATATGCTTGCGCTTTTCAGTAGCTATGCTTGCTGTTGTTACGTAGCTTAATCATTGTGGTTTCACATCTTAGTCATTAGACGATGTCTCAAATTATTTCAGTGAGACCTTACACACCTACGCTTTTATTGCGTTAAATGATTGCTAAGAAGTCTTTATATCCACGTGAGTTGTGGTGCATTACTACCTAATAGTATATTATTAGGATTACAAGACTTTGTTCAGACTGCTTGTTATAGTGTTCACCACAAGGGCTTATTGTTATTACGTCTTATAATATACTATCTTGTTTACCAAACAAACAGACTTCATCAACAGATGGTAAATCTGAGGGCTTATACCTTTGTTAACAAGGTATAAGCATAATTATTTGCAACAATCAGGCATAGGTGCATTAGTTAGAACCACTACTAATCCTACTGCAGGATGAGTGTACCTATTAACTTCCCGGAAACCCTCTTTCTCTTTATCTTGTATAAGAGAGTCAATAGAGATATTAAGCTGTAAAGCATAATCCTCTGTAATAGTAATTCTTTCAATTGAGACCATGTTTAGTTTAGTTTAGTTGGTTAATAATTATTGTACTCTCACAAGGTTGCAACCCTTGGTAATAAGTGTCAGTTTTTTTCTGCTTATAAGTTATCACACTTATAACGAATCATTCACATGTTGCTTATATTCTGGTTGATTAGACCATATCCTGCTTGGATGAGAGTAAAAATGAAATTAAAAAGCCCAATGAGTTGTCCCATCTCAAGTATAGTCACACGGACCTCCCACCTTGACACGTAGCCTTTTAATTTCATTAATAATTTAGTTATGGCAGTTTAGATTAACGTGCTTCTCTACCCAATGCACTGGTTCTTTTTTATACTGGTGAAAACTTGTTTATGTCCAGATTTGGTTAGTAAAATTAAGCAGTTTTTATATCATGCTTAGGATAATTATTTAATCAAGAGAAACATCAAGTACTTGATACCCTTGTGATAATGCAATAGTTCTTGCTTCTTCTCTTGATTCAGCATGAACTGTAATTATCATCCTACCTTGAGGAGTATAATAACCTACTATATATTCATTCATAATTATTAATTAATTAGGTGTTTGATTTTCTAATGCATTTAACTCAGCTTCATTAGCTATTTCATAATGAGCTTGTAATGCTGTAAGAGCATATATCTGCCCTTGTATCATATAATATTGTGAATCATCTAATAGATACTTCATATCATATGCATTTAATTCATCAATTTGATTCTGTATAGTTTTAACTACATCTGTTGTATCTACTTTCATAATTATATATTTAAGTTGTTTTAAAATTTCCGGAGTTTATTATTGTATATCAGGTAATAGTAATAATAAGTAATAAAGAACAAGTATAAGATATATACAAGTAATGTATGTGTAAGGTAAGAGATGTGTGTGATTATACTTGTTTAGCTATATATATTAATAGTATTTAATATGTGGCTAAATTATGAGTAATGAGTATTACCATAGAATGATTGAGTGTTTGTCACCTACACTCATTCTCACACCTTAACGCGTTGAGTATAAACTAGTTAACTAAGGTTACTTAAAGTAAATCTACACTATATGTAATCTTAATGCTCCTAACTCAGCATAAGTAGAGTATATAATATCTTAATCACTCTGACATAGGTATAGTAGCTGTATTAACTCCCATAACCTTGTACCATGTAGTGATTATTAAATACTCTTATTATACTTACTATACTTTCTATGAATAAAGTAGGATATAATACCTACATAATACACATTAAGTTATACTTAGTACGATTACTTGTCTCCACCCTGTGTAACAAGTAGACTCACTACTTGATAATCAGGTAGTTATATTTTATACATAATACACAATGCTATTCAGATTAATACTTAATACGAGTAGTATATCTTCTATGTGTTAATTAACATAACATATTATGTATTATCCACACTACATCTGTGTAGTGTAACCGGCACTTTAAGTGACGGGCTAGCAATAAAAGGATTTAAAAAAAAACAAGAGATTTCTCTCTTGTTCTCACAATGTTTATTAAGTTCACTTAATCAACTTTGTTCAAGTCTGTTTCATCTTCAGATGTAACAGCAACTTGCACGCGTGATAGCACTGAAGTACTGATAGTGCCACGCAAATCTGCCACAATGGTGTTAGCCATTTTGTCAGCTAAGACTTCATTCTTGAAGGCTTTCATCTGCATCTCTGCGTAGCGGAGTTCAGAGGTATCTAGGCAATAACGCCCTGCGTTAGGACCTGTTTGCACTAAGTGCAACGGATGCTTTGCATCTTTTTTGCCAGGCATGGCAAAACCTGCATAAAGAAGAGGGTTTCCATCTTCTGTAATGTGACTTGCTGAATATTCCGCAGGAATAGTTAGCATGTAAGCCTGAAGTTCTTCAGGTGAACCTGTTACTTTGTAACATACGCCACCTTTGGTGACGTTTTTGAATTGTGCTTTAAGCATAATTTAAAATATTAAATTGGTTAATGAAATTATCCAATTTAGTAAAGGCTAGCATAAAAAGGATAAATAAAAAACAGGTGTTAGCCTGTTTTGATAAATGTGAGTATTAAACTAATTCAGTTTAATAACTAACATTGGAATAAGTGAATAAGGATCTATGATCCGTTTTACCTTATCCCCATTACTGTAAGTAATGTATTCAATGAGGCACAACGTGCCATTGAACATTGATGTAATCAGTCCTGATGAAATCATAATTGCAATAGATTAATTAATTTATTGCAAGTAAAGGCTAGCAAGAGAAGGAATGAAAAAGAAAAAGCCTTAACCTTTTGGGTTAAGACTTCTTTTTCCTTGCACTAGGTGTAGCCGCAGTGCTAAGGCATGAATGCACTTTTATTATGTGCATTTGTTTGCCGTTTGCCATTGGCTTGGACCATGTGTCAATCAAGTAGCACTTGTTGACAGATAGGCCAAGGGATTTGGCACGTGTCTTATTAAGGACAATGGACTTTGCTTTAGCTGAGTCTGTTGGAATCAATAGGACAGTACTTGAATTGCGAGGGTTATTTATAACCTTTGTAATGAATGTAGACATATGAATGATTTTATGAGTTCATCTGTCAGTCAAGGCTAGTAAATAGCTATGACTCAGCTCTGCTGTGTTGTAGCTCTTGCACTTGCATGGTAGCAAGAAAACATTTCCTCTGGGAAATTTTTAGTAGTTATCCATGCTGTGCACAGATAAAAGCCCTGCGGAGCATAGGGGGGTACCCACTACGCGGCAGTAGCCGGGGGGTTTTTAACTAGGGGGTAATCACCCTCTCTAATATATTATAAAACCTCCCTCCAAAATTTAAATTTTTTTATTATATTAGTATATGAAGATAACAGTTGAGCTTGTTAAAGAAACATATGTAGTTAATGTTCCTATACCTGAACCTGATACAGATAACTTTATGTATGCTATTGAAGTTGCAGTAATGAGATCAGGATTTTCAGAGAGGAAGATAGAGGATTATATTCTAGAGTGGGCCGCGGAAATTAAAATTAAAAGAAATGGCAAAAGTTAAAGACAGTGTATTGAGAGCTTATAATTCTCACACAGTATCTCGCCCTGGGGTACACAGTAAAACAAAATCAAGTAAAATGAAGTCAAGTAAAAATTATAAAAAAGCTTATAAGGGACAGGGTAGATAAATTATTTTAAAAATAATTAGGAGATATAAAAATTATACATATATTTGACATGTCTCCTCTTTCTGCTTTTGGGTTGACATGTTTTACATTATTTTGATTTGTTTTGAAAAAGGTCTTTAGGAAACTGAGGACCTTTTTTTATTTAAAGTCTCTGTATAAGGTTCAGGAAAAAATAATTTATTATATTTGTAAAAACCAAATTAATATGATAAAATCAAAAGTACTTATTAAAGTATCCCTACATGATAGTGGTGGATTAGAAGTAGAAATAAATTCAGGTGAGACTGGTAAGATGGCCGTCATTGGAATCTTAGAACAAATCAAGTATAATCTACTTAACTCAGATAATGAAGTAGAAAATCTTGATGTTAAAAAGTATGACGCATGATACATAGATATGTAAAAAAACCCATTGAGATTGAAGCCTTACAATGGGTAGGTACTAATCTAAATGAAATCTTAGCATTTTCCCCAAGCTGTTTTAGTTATGAAAGAAACAAAATGGTAGTACTTGCAGTAAGTACTCTAGAAGGTCCCATGACAGCAACAATAGGAGACTATATTATTAAAGGTATTAAAGATGAGTTTTATCCGTGTAAACCTGATATCTTTTTACTTACGTATGACCAAATAAATTAAACCAAATGGAAGAAGAACAAATGATAATTAAAGAAACAAGAGTACCTTGTTTTGGAGAACAATTAATCGGGATTGACAATAGAGTAGAACCTGATACAGATGTAATTAAAGTAAAGCTATTGTTTGCTGAAGTTGCAGAGATAATGAAAAAAAATTATACAAGTGAATCTAAGCATCCACTTAAAAGTCTTTTATTTGATCACGCAGTAGGCGAGATAGTAAATGCACAAATGGCAGTAGTAAAAGTATTAACACTAAAACATTATGAAGATGAATCACCCGTTTAAAGTATTAAGAGGAAGAAGAATTATTATTGAAGTTCCTGTAAAAAAAGAATCAGCAATTAAATTAACAGAAAAAGATGAAGATGCTATCATGTATGAAGCAATGAAAGCTTGGTTGAAATTAAGAGTATTTGCAATAGGAGATAAATGTGAAGAAGTAAAAGAAGGAGATATGGTTTATATTCCTTATTCATCATTAGAGCATTCTGAAAAAATAGATATTGATGGAACAGTAAGATTGATATTGAATGAAGGTGATGTAGCTATCATTTGGTAATATTATTATATTTACATTACGTTAATATTTTTGTTATAACTTAGGTGAGAAAATTCCTGGTATTAATTTATCAGGAATTTTGTTTTTACATAAATATTTTGTATATTAATGATATAACTAATTATGTAACAATCATGGATATTTTAAATTTCATAAGTTGGATTAAAGGAGGACGTGTAGTTACTTCAGTTAACCCTTCACAAACATTAATCCCAGTAGGTTTAAAAGATAACCGCAGAGGAGATGATTATTTAGCAGGTGCTATATCAGTAGATGACTTGGCAGCACAAATGCCAGCAGGTCCTCAAGGCCCACAAGGTCCAACAGGAGCTACAGGTTTACAAGGTGTTGCAGGTCCAGTAGGTCCAGCAGGTTTAAACTGGCAAGGTGCTTGGTCAGCTCTAGGTACATATGTAATAGATGATGCTGTAGGTTTTGGAGGAGCTTCTTGGTTTTGTATTAATGCAGTAGGACCATCAGTAACTACTCCAGATTTAGATCCAACTAATTGGGCATTACTTGCTTCACAAGGTTCTCCAGGTGTTAATGGTGGTACAGGACCTCAAGGTATAGCTGGTCCTAATTTAGTTACTACAGGTGTAACATTAGCAAATCTTGGTTCTGCTATTCAAGTATTATATAGTAATGGTGTTACTGTTGAAGGTGATCCAAGATTTATATATGATGAAACACTGAGTTATTTTAATCATTCAGGAAAAACAACTGATACTACTAATACAGCAATGGGAACTTTTGCATTAAGTAATAATGTAACAGGAAACCATAATACAACAGTTGGATATGCAGCAGGAAATGTTATACAACTAGGTAACGATAATACTGCAGTAGGTTACTTAGCATTAAGTAATACTTCTATAGGCAATACTAATACAGGTATTGGAACATATAGTTTAATTAGTAATACAACTGGAATAAATAATATAGCTATTGGTGGAAGTGCAGGAAGTGACAATATAACGGGTAGTTTTAATACTGTTATAGGTAATTCAACTCAAACAGGTAACTTTGATGCTTCAGTTGTTATAGGATATCTTGCAGCAGCAACTGCTAACAATCAATTTGTAGTAGGTTCCGTTGGTGCAAATGCTGGAACAGTAGGATCTGCAGTAAATACAAGTAGTAAAGTATGGGATGTTGTTATCAATGGTGTTGCACAAAAGATCTTACTTGTATAATGAATAAAGAAGAAGCAACAAAAATAATAGAACAAGCTATAAATGCCGCAACATTAAAAGGCATTTATAGTCTTGAAGATATGAAATTAATAGTTGAAGCATTAACAATAATAAAATAAATTATGGATATTTTAAACTGGCTCTACTTACGCAAAGAGCAATTAATTAAAACTACTGTTAACAATCCAACAACAGACTTGTTGGTGTTAGGAACTGAAGTACCTTTAACAAAAAGAGGTGATGGTTACCAATCTTATGGAATGACTGTACAAGATTTTGCAAATAATTTAGATTTAGATAGATTAACAGCAGGAACTAGAGAACTTGTATTAGATAATAATGGAGATCTTACTTTAAATGTAGGCGATTTAACTATTCAAACAGATCCTCTTCTTGGAGATGATATCTTTATTCTTGCTACAGACAGAGTTGAAGTAAGAGGTGGTGATAAACTATTAAATGCAAACAACAATGGTGGACGTGTCTATCTTCTTGCTGGAACTGGTTCTGATAGTGATGGCATTACTGATGCTGGTGATGGTGGTAATGTAAGAGTTTATGCTGGAGATGCTGGTAATAGTGTTGGAGGAAATCAGGGATACGGTGGTGAAGTAGCAATACGTGGAGGAAATACCTCAGTACTTTTAACAGCTGGTGGTTCAGTAGCTATTCAAGGAGGATCTAGTGCAAGTAATATTGAAGGAAATGTAATTATTGGAAGTAGTAATACATTTACATTTAATTCTAATTTAAGCACATTAACTTTTACTGCAATATCTTTAAGTACTTTAGGAGTACCTTTTATTAATGGAGAAAGAGCAATGATTAATGATTCTACAGTAGCAGCATCAGGTAACTTTGGAGCTATTGCTGTTGGTGGAGGTGTAAATACAGTTCCTGTATTTTCTGATGGTCTAAACTGGTTAATAGGATAAATACTAAATAAATAATCATGTCAATAGGAAATTTAAAAACAGAAGGTAATAAAGGAAATAACTTTCCTTGGCAGTTAAAAATGCTAATAGGGCAACAATGCGCCTGTGATGCATTAACGGAAATAGCAGATAACACAGATACTGTAGAACCATTACTAACTCAAATTCTTACTGCTATTCAACAAGGAACAGATTATGAAGCAGCATTAGTAGTAGATGCTAATGATGTTACATGGTTAGAAATAAGAATCTGGAATGGAGTTACATTTGATCCACCAGTTTATTATCTAGCAGGATCAAACACATCAGGTATTCCATTAGCTCCAATTACATACATTAATCCTAATACTTACTTAGCTCAAATTGTAAGTAATACAACAGGTTTAGCTACAGAAACTACATTAGGTTCAGTAGATACTAAACTTACAGCAGCAATAAGAACTACTAATTTCTTAAGACCTACAGGAGCTTCATCAGGTACAATTGCAGCAGGAACATTTTCTATGTCTTTTGCTAGTGTAGGAACAGGTAATGCTACAGTAGGAGGAATAACTCTTAAGCCTGGAGAAACAATAAATTTTGATGCTGGTGCATTAAATAATACTTTAGGAGCAGTAGTTTATAGTACTACTCCAACAGGTGAGTTAATAATTATTACACTTACATAATAGTGTCTACACATATAGACATATCTCCTAATTTAGTTGGCTATACAAGTAGATTATATACTCAGACAAATTCTAGTACTCCTGTAGCAGCTACTGCTGTTGAGGGCAGTTTATTAGATGGTGGATTAGGTAGTCTTACTATTCCTGCAAATGGATTTCAAGTAGGAGATAGCTTTAATGGTGTATTGATAGGTCACTTATCTTGTGTAGGTACAGCTACTTTGCATATTAGAGTTAAAACTGCTTCAGGAATATTACTAGCAGATACAGGTGTAATGGCAATGAATGCTGCTACTGATAAACATTGGAAGCTAGATGTTAATTTTACTGTAAGAACTTTAGGAGCACCTACTGTAGCTTCTATAGCATCAGGAGGATTGTTTGCATATACTAAAAATTCAGGTCTTAACTTTGAAGGAGTAAATTTTAGCATTGTAAACAACACAACTTTTGATACTACTGTATTAAACACACTTGTCATAACTGCTCAATGGAACACTAATAATGCAGGAAATTCTATTTACTCAGAAATCTTTACATTAAATAAAACATACTAATGAGTACACAAATACAAATAGCTAGTGTTGGTAATCCACTAATGGGAACATTAGTAGGTGGTGGAATATTAGTGTCCATATGGAATGAGTCTGGAGTTAAAAAAGGATTAATTGCAAGTTTAACAAATTTATCAACTGCTTTACCTTGGACAACACTTGCATTTCAAAATACAGCAGTTGGTGCAGCAGCACAAAGTTTTTATGATGGTAGTACAAATACTTCAGCTATTATAGCACAAACAGGTGTTCCTGCCACAACTGCTTATGCGGCAGGTATTGCAAAATTATATTTAGGTGGTGGATATACTGATTGGTATTTACCTGCTTCTTGGGAATTAGATATGTGTTATGCTTCAGCAGCAGTTGTCAATAAAGTTTTAGGAGTAAATGGTTTTACTGGTAACTTCTATTGGAGTTCTACTGAAAGCGGTGCTAGTTTTACATGGGGTCTATATTTTAACAATAATGGTCCTAGTGCTCTTTTTAAATCTTCTGTGCCTTTTGTTCGTGCAGTAAGAACACATACTTTTTAATAATTACAAAACTAAATATTATGCAAACACCAATAGCTTATTATAATGAACAAGGAGTTTATATAGAAGAACTTGTTGATGTTATTGTACCAACTCAAGAAGAATTAATTGCTCAAAAAGAATTACAACTTTTAAAAATGTATGAAGAATTGCAAATTTTAAAAGGACAATAAATAATTAAAATATAATGGAAAATTGGGTACTAACAATCATCTTGTTTATAGCAGGAACAATCTTAACAATATTTGGATTCTTTTTAAGAACCGCATATATAGATTCAAGAAAGGATATTGAAGTTCTTATGGGAAATGACCAGAGGATGACTGAAGAGTTAGGAAAGTTAAAAGGAAAACTAGACTTAGTACAACAAGAAAATCAGTTAAAGTATCAGGCAATTCAAGAACTTACACAGCTTGAGATTAAAAATTTAGCTAAGAATGTAAGTGAGTTGTCAGATGCAGTTAAACAATACATCTTAAATATTAAACCATGAAAAATTTAAAAGACAGATGGAATGCTAAAACTCCAAAGTTTTGGAAGAGAGTAAGAAACATTGCAATTACATTAGGTGCTATTGCAGGAGTAATTTTAACAGCCCCAGTTTCATTACCAGCAGCAGTAATTACAGCAGCCGGTTATTTAGCTACAGCAGGAACAGTAGCAGCTACCTTATCTCAATTAACAGTTGAAGATAGCAACCAATTAAAAGAAACCAATAAATAAATATAATATGGCAAAGAAGAAGATCAAAGACATTAACATTTTAGTAGATACTGAAAAAGTAGATGTAAAGGTTGAAAAAAAAGGAGACACTGTAAAAGTAAACATTGATACTCCTAAAGTAGATGTTAACCTTAAAAAAGAAGGAGACAAAAAAGAGTTTACATTAGATGGACAGAAGTTAGACATCCATGTAGAGAAAACTGAAACAGGAACTGTTGTTACTGTAGATGCACAAAACTCATTCTTAAAGAAAGTTGGTAACTGGATCTCAAAGATTTTTGTTAAAAAATTCAATAAGTAATGAGCTATGACTTTTTAAAAGAAGAGCGTTCTCCTAAACTTCTTGTTGAAGCTGTTAAGCTTATAGGGGTGAAGGAGATTGTTGGCAAAGTACATAATCCGGTTATTATGGCTTGGGCTAAAGATCTTAAACTTGACAAAGTTTATACAGCTGATGAGATTCCATGGTGTGGATTATTTATAGCTTACTGCGCGCATGTAGCAGGTGTACAAGTAGTAGATAAACCATTATGGGCTCTATCCTGGTCTAACTATGGAACTAAAGTTACTGAACCTATGTTAGGTGACATACTTACATTTAAAAGAGATGGTGGTGGACATGTTGGAATCTATGTAGGAGAAGATAAAAATTGTTACCATGTGCTTGGAGGAAACCAGGGAAATGCAGTATCAGTAACAAGAATTCTTAAATCAAGATTGTATCAAGCTAGAAGAACAGCATGGAAAATAGCACAACCAGCTAATGTCCGTAAAGTAATCCTTACAGCTAAAGGTGCAATCAGTCAAAATGAAGCATGATGAAATTAAGAAACAGTTGGAGAACACGTAATAAGCAATGGGATAAACTTGCTATCAGGATCAGAATAGGTAAGATTGACTTTCTTACAATAGAAATAGATATATCTAGAGAGTTCTACATGTTAACTATTCTAAATATTACATTTAAAAACCGTTAACACTTCTACTAATAATTTAACCCAGGTATCTTAAGTATCTGGGTTTTTTGCATTTAAATGTTTGAAGTTTAAACTTATTTTTATATATTTGTGTAAACTTAAAATATTAAAAATGGAAAAAGGTGCAGAAGAAAGAGAAATGACTCAAGAAGAGTTAATGGCAAGAAAAGAAGAAATGCTTAACTTTTATAAGGATTCATTACCTTACATACAAGCACAATGTGAGTATGAAGAGTTGCTTGCAAGAATTGATGAGGCAAGATTTAAAAGAGCAGAAGCTCAGATTAAATATGCTATGATGATGCAAGGACCACAAAAAGAAGATTCTGATCCTGCTATGGAAAACTCAGTACCAGAATCAAGTAGAAAACTTAAAAAGAACTAATCATGGCTTTAGTAAATCAAGTACAAAAGCGTGTAAAAATGCCTAAGTGGGAGGTTGTAAAGTTTCAGATATTGACTCATTGTTATATTAACCGTATAACAATGAGTGAATCTGATTTAAATTGTCTTACTTTATTAAGTTTTAATGAGCCTGTTGAACTTACTCATTTTTGTTATGATGCTTCAACTGAAGAAGAATGGATATTCAAATCTTCTCAAACAGTGCGGAATTGTATTAATAAAGCTGAGAAAAATGGATTAATAGTTAAAGATCAAAATAATAAAAAAATTATAATGCTTAATCCCTTATTAAAGATTCAAACTGAAGGTACAATATACCTTGACTATAAATTTTTAGCAAATGATACCCAAGAAACCGGAGATACTAATTAAAGAAATTGCTGAACGCAATGATATGCCTATATCCACAATAGATGATATAATAAGTTTTTATTACAAGGAAGTAAGTAAAAAATTATCAAGTCTTGAAGATATAAGAATTAATATATCTGGTTTAGGTCATTTTGTAATAAAAAGACTTTCAGTAGAAAAGCTTGTAAAAAAGTATGAAAACATGATTAATAAATATGACTCACAAACATTTATTAATTATCATAATAAAAAACAAGCACAACTAAAATTAGAAAAGTTATATCATGCAAGAGAAAAAATAAATGAATTTATAATTTATAAAAAAGCATTTAGAGATGGAAGGAAAACTAACAGCAATCTGGAAGAATAGAAAGCAAATACTTGAAGGAGTTAAGAATACTATTATCCGGGATAAGTTTGTAGAAGAAATTGCAGAACAAAGAATGGTAATATGTCATGCATGTCCTAAAAAAGATATAGAAGGTTCATCATGTGTAATGCCTGGTACTCAACCTTGTTGTTTATTATGTGGATGTTCACTTAGTTTTAAAGTAAGAGCTTTATCTTCAGATTGCCCGGCACATAAATGGAAAGCAGTTATTACAGAAAAAGATGAAGACAAATTAAATAACCTTATAGACTAAAATGAGTATAGTATTTAAAGCATCAGATCATAGTTACACAAGTATAGATGATTCTGAAAATATATCTTGGACAAGTGTTACTAGTTTAGTATCACATTTTAAAGAACCATTTGATTCTGCAAGTGTGGCTAAAAAATGTGCAAAAAATTTAAAGTCTAAATGGTTTGGATTAACACCTGAAGTTATACAAGACTTATGGAAATCTGAGTCTGAACGGGCAATGAATCTTGGTACTTTTTATCATAACCAAAGAGAGAGTGACTTATGTAATCTTGCCTCTATAGAAAAAGAAGGTATACCACTTCCAATATATGTACCTCAAGAAACTAATGGTATTAAACAAGCACCTAATCAAAAGTTAACTGATGGTATATATCCAGAACATATGGTATATTTAAAGTCAGCAAGTATATGTGGCCAATCAGATTTAGTTGAGATAGTGAATAATAGAGTACATATAATAGATTATAAAACTAATAAAGAAATCAAGTTAGAAGGATTTAAGAATTGGGAAGGTATGACTAAAAAAATGCTTGTCCCTGTGGATCATTTAGATGATTGTAACTTCTCACATTATGCTTTACAGTTGAGTATTTATATGTATATTATATTAAAACATAATCCTAAACTAATAGCAGGTACAATGTATTTACATCATATATTATTTGAATCATCTGATATTGATAAATGGGGTTATCCAGTTACTAAATATAATGACAACGGAGATCCTATAGTATTAGAAGTTATTCCACTTAAAGTACCTTATTTAAAAGAAGAAGTAATTAGTATTATTAATTGGTTACATGAAAACAAACATAACCTTGAAAAAAAATGATAGCAAAATTATTTGATATACAGAATGGCGTAGTAATTCCTACTGAACATTGTTATACATTAAAAGCTTTAAAAGATATAATGGATGAGTATCCGGAAGATCATCTTAAAATTTATTTATATATTTTTTATATGACATGTCCAAACCCTGATACAAATCCATTTTTCTTTACACCAGACATAGATAAATTAGATATCATACTTAGGGAAATAGAAGCAGAATTTTCACCAGAAGATAAAACTATACAAATAGGTTTAGAGTTTTGTATGCAAATGTTTGAAACGCCAACATCACGCGCATACAAGGGTATAGCAACAATGCTTGATAGACTTGGCCGTTATATGGAAACAAGACAAATTACTGATGGTAGAGATGGAAACTTAACAGCTATGATCAATGCTGCTAAAAACTATGAGGCAGTAAGAGCTTCTTTTAAAGGTGCATATAAAGATCTTTTAGAAGAACAGCAAAGTAAAGTTAGAGGTGGTCAAGGTTTAGCATATGATATATAATGGAAGACTTTTGGAATAACATACCTACTTGGGATAATGGTACTTGGACTGTTACTAACTTTGATACTAGAGATGAATTTAAACTTTTTATAGTTAGTATATTTAAAGAACCAGGTCAATACAATTTTAATAAAGATACTGCTGATATCTTTACTGAACAGTCTAGACTATTTAATCAAAACAAAGTATATTGTACAGCTCCATATAAATCAAAAGATTTTATTAAATATTGGAATGACCAAAAAGAAAAATGCCGTAAAGGTGTTATAGTAAAATCTGGTAATGAGATATGGTTTTTAGCCAGAGAGTATTATATGTGGTTAAACTTCTTACCTATTTTTAACAAAGAGATTCAAGCTTTTGGCTTTGCTGATATACGGGATGCACAATATCATATGGCTTTATATGAACTCTTAGCTGAGTTACATTATAAACATGTGGCCATATTAAAGAAACGGCAAATTGCCTCATCCTATTACCACGCAGGTAAACTTTTAAATCAACAATGGTTTGAGGCCGGGGTTACATTAAAGATGGGAGCCAGTCTTAAAGATTACATTAATGAGAAAGGTACATGGAAATTCTTATCAGAATATGCAGCATTTTTAAATGAACATACTGCATGGTACAGACCAATGTCTCCAGACAAGGTGATGATGTGGCAACAAAAGATTGAAGTTAGAAAAGGTGATAGAAAAAATGAAGTAGGTCTTAAAGGTACTATACAAGGTATGTCATTTGAGAAAGATCCAACTAATGGTGTAGGTGGACCAGTTAAATACTTCTTCCATGAAGAGGCCGGCATTGCTCCTAAGATGGACAAGACTTTTGAATATATCCGTCCAGCTATGAAATCTGGATTTATGACTACAGGGATGTTTATTGCAGCAGGATCAGTAGGAGATCTGGATCAATGTGAACCTTTAAAAGAAATGATACTTCATCCTGAAGTAAATGATATATATGCTGTAGATACAAACTTATTAGATAAAAACAATACACAAGGTACATCAGGGTTATTTATACCAGAACAATGGTCTATGCCTCCTTATATTGATGACTTTGGTAATTCATTAGTTGAAGTAGCTTTGGTTGCATTAGATGAACAGTTTGATAAATGGAAAAAAGATTTAAGTCCTGAACAATATCAACTTAGAATTTCTCAGCATCCAAGAAATATTGAAGAAGCTTTTGCATATAGAAAGGCTTCTATCTTTCCCCAAAACCTGGTAGCTGCGCAACTTAGAAGAATAGAAGAAAAAGAATACTCATATGAATTTTTAGAAATCTATAGAAATGAAAATGGTACACCTTCAGTTAGAGAAACAAATAAACTTCCTATATCTGAATTTCCAATATCTAAAAAGACAGAAGATAAAACTGGAACATTAGTAGTATGGGAAAGACCAGTTAAAGATCCAACATTTGGAATGTACTATGCATCTATTGACCCGGTATCTGAAGGAAAAACAACTACTTCAGATTCACTATGTTCAATATATGTAATGAAAGCTCCAGTTGAAATAACTAAAATTACTGGTGTTGAAATTGAAAATTCAATAGAACAAGATAAAATAGTAGCAGCTTGGTGTGGTAGATTTGATGATATTAAAAAGACACATGAAAGATTAGAGATGATTATTGAATGGTACAATGCTTGGACAGTAATAGAAAATAATATTTCTTTATTTATCCAATATATGATATCTAGAAAAAAACAAAGATATCTTGTGCCAAGAACGCAAATTATGTTCTTAAAAGACTTAGGTGCTAATGCAAATGTATTCCAAGAATATGGTTGGAAGAATACGGGCATACTATTTAAGTCACATCTTCTTAGTTATGTTATAGAATATACTAGAGAAGAATTAGATACAATAACAAAAGAAGATGGTACTATAGTTAAAACAACATATGGTATAGAAAGAATTCCGGATGTCATGTTGCTTAAAGAAATGCAAGCATATCATGAAGGACTTAACGTAGATAGACTTGTTGCATTCTCTGCATTGGTTGCTTTTATGAAAATTCAATTATCAAATAGAGGGTTTTTAAAAAGAAGAATCATGGATGATGCAGCTAAAAACTTGCAAAAGTCAGAAAATTTGTATAAATTAAGTAGTAGCCCTTTCAGGCATATGGGAAAAGGTTCAACTTCACTTGGTCAAGGAATTAGGAGATCAGCATTTAAAAACTTTAAATAAAAATTATGCAGGTATATAATGCTATGCAGCTCAAGAAAGGAGCTAAAGTAAAACACAATAGGATGGGTAGTATCACCCAACCTCTTCAATTTATTCCAAAAAGTGAAAAGGACCAAGAATGGGCAGCCTGGAATCTAGACTGGTTAGAATGGAATGGTCTAAAACAGATTAGGATGAATGCGCGCAGGTTAATGAAAAACTATAAACTTGCTAAAGGTATTATTGATAAATCAGATTATATCATTGAAGAGGATAATGAGTACCGGGATATAGTAGAAGTACTTACAAAAGAAGATAACTCAGCACTAGAACTTAAATTCTATCCTATTATACCTAATGTAATTAATGTTCTTGTAGCAGAGTTTGCTAAAAGATCTACTAAACTTACATATAGAGCAGTTGATGAGTTCTCATATAATGAGATGATGGAACAAAAACGTGCAGCAGTAGAAGAAGTTCTTATGTCTGATGCACAAATGAAAATTACTGCAGCAATGCTTGAACAAGGTTTAGATCCAAATTCTGAAGAAGCACAACAACAGTTAAGTCCAGAAAAACTTAAGACATTACCAGAAATTGAAATGTACTTTAAAAAAGATTACAGATCATTAGTTGAGCAATGGGCTACACATCAACATAAAGTAGATGTAGAAAGATTTAGAATAGATGAACTTGAGGAAAGAGCATTTAGAGATATGCTTATTACTGACCGTGAGTACTGGCATTTTAGAATGGCAGAAGATGATTATGAAGTAGAATTATGGAACCCTGTTCTTACATTCTATCATAAATCACCGGATGTAAGATATATTTCTCAAGCAAACTGGGTAGGAAAAACAGATATGTTTACAGTAGCAGATGTTATTGATAAGTATGGATATCTGATGACTGAAGAACAACTTGAAGCATTAGAAGCTATATACCCAATTAGATCTGCTGGATATAATATTGGTGGACAGCAAAATGACGGATCCTACTATGATGCAACTAAAACTCATGAATGGAATACTAACATGCCTTCATTAGCATACCGTCAATATACATCAATGATGGCAGGATCAGTTATGCAAGGTGGAGATGTTGTATCACAAATTTTAGCAGAAGGAGAAGATTATAATGTGGCAGGTACTGCATACTTATTAAGAGTAACTACCGGATATTGGAAGTCACAACGTAAAGTTGGACATCTTACTAAAGTATTAGATAATGGTGAAGTACTAGTAGAAATTATAACAGAAGATTATAAAGTCAGTGATAAACCTATTTATGATACTAGACTCTTTAAGAATAAAACAAAAGATAACATAGTATATGGAGAACATATAGATTGGATTTGGATTAATGAAACTTGGGGTGGAATTAAAATTGGACCAAACATCCCATCATTCTGGGGTATGAATAATCCTGGAGGCTTTACACCTATTTATATTGGTGCAGATAAGAATCAATTAGGACCATTAAAATTCCAATTCAAAGGAGATAGTACACTTTATGGATGTAAGTTACCAGTAGAAGGTTCAGTTTTTTCTGATAGAAATACTAAATCAACTGCATTATTAGATTTAATGAAACCCTATCAAATTGGATATAATATTGTTAATAATCAAATAGCAGATATACTAGTAGATGAATTAGGTACAGTTATCTTATTAGATCAGAATGCATTACCAAGACACTCAATGGGTGAAGACTGGGGTAAGAACAATCTTGCTAAAGCTTATGTAGCAATGAAAAATTTCCAAATGCTTCCATTAGATACCTCTATTACTAATACAGAAAATGCATTAAACTTTCAGCATTTTCAAAAATTAGATCTAGAACAGACTAACAGACTTATGTCAAGAATACAGTTAGCTAATTACTTTAAACAACAGGCTTATGAAGTAATTGGTGTAAATCCACAACGTATGGGACAACAGTTATCTCAAACTACAGCTACTGGAGTTGAGCAAGCAGTATCTGCATCATATGCACAAACAGAAATTTTCTTTATACAACACTGTGATTATTTAATGCCAAGAGTACACCAGATGCGTACAGACTTAGCGCAGTATTATCATTCTACTAAACCTTCAGTAAGATTACAATACATGACTACTGCAGATGAAAAAGTTAATTTTGAAATTAATGGTACAGATTTATTAATGAGAGATCTTAATATTTATGCTTCCACTACTGCTAATCATAGAGCAATACTTGAGCAATTAAAATCTATGGCATTACAAAATAATACTACTGGAGCTTCTATATATGATTTAGGAAGAGTTGTTCAGTCTGATTCTGTTGCAGAGCTTAATTCAGTTCTTAAAGCTTCAGAAGAGAAGACTAATCAAATTAAACAACAAGAGCAACAACAGCAACAGCAAATGCAAGAACAAATGATTCAAGCTAAATCAGAAGAAGAAAGACTTAAAAGAGATTATGAAGCAACTGAAGCTGAAAAGAATAGACAACGTGATTTACTTGTTGCTGAGATCCGTGCATCAGGTTATGGTGCAACTGCTGACCTTAATGAAAATCAACAGTCTGACTTTATGGATCAGATGAAAGATATAAGAGAATCAGAACAATATCAAGATCAAACTGATATGGAAAGGATGAAAGAGACTAACAGAAATAGCTTAGCAATGCAGAAAACTCAAATAGAACGTGAGAAGATACAAGCACAAAAAGAAATAGCTGATAGTCAATTACAGATAGCAAGAGAGAATAAAAATAGATTTGATAATAAATCAAAGAATGACTAGTAGCTATATAATGCTTAAAAAGAAATTTAACTTTTAAATTTTACAAGTTTATTTCTACAATTTTGTGTATATTAAATTAAGTAACAAATAAAAAACCAACAATATGTCAAACCTATTTGATGAAGGTCAGACATCTGATGCTACAGCGGTAGCACAAGTAGATGTCAACCTAGATGAAATCTTTGGAATGCCAGGCGCAGAAAACATTATGCTACCTGATAATGAAGAAGAAAAAAAAACAATGTTGAGTAATACCAACACTGTAGATGTAACGTTCATTGACAAACCTTCTAGTGTATCAACACCAGAAGAAAAGAAAGAAGTTGAAGAAGTAATAGCTCAACTTGATGATATGATTAGTCAAGAAGAGGACTCTGGTAACAAAGGCCGTCCTAAACTTGATAAGTCAGGTCTTTATGAATTAGCACAAAAAATGATTGAAGATGGAGCTTTAGCTGCATTTGAAGATGACAAACCTTTAGAAGAGTATACTACTAAAGATTTTAGAGAATTGTTTGAAGCTAATTTTCAAGATAGAGAAAACAAAGTTAAAGAGAATACTCCAAGAGAATTCTTTAATGCTCTTCCAGAAGAACTACAATATGCAGCTAAATATGTTGCAGACGGTGGACAAGATTTAAAAGGATTATTTAAAACACTTGCACAAGTAGAAGAAATGAGACAACTTGATCCTACAGATGAAAGAGATCAAGGAGAAATTGCACGCCAATATCTACACGCTACAAGATTCGGGACAGCAGAAGAAATAGAATCTGAGATTGAAGATTGGAGAGATATGGATAAGCTAGAACAAAAAGCTAATCAATTCAAACCTAAGTTAGATAGAATGCATGAAGAAATTATTGCAAGACAACTAGCAGAACAAGAGCAAAAGAAAGATCAACAAGAAAGAGCTTCAAGAGCATACATGGATAATGTATATAACACACTTTCTGTAGGTGAATTAGGAGGAATTAAACTTGATAAGAAAACTCAAAGCTCACTTTATTCAGGATTAGTTCAACCAAACTACCCTTCAATTTCTGGTAAACCTACAAACTTACTTGGTCATTTACTTGAAAAATATCAATTTGTAGAACCAAGACATGATCTTATTGCTAAAGCATTATGGTTACTTGCAGATCCAGAAGGATTTGAATCTAAGATAAGAGAGCAAGGTTCCAGAGCAGCTAATGAAAAAACTGTAAGACAATTAAAAACAGAAGAGTCTAAAAAACTGACATCATCTTCACCTAGTGATGATGAACCAGCAACTAGAAGAACTTCACAAAGAACACTCCAGAAAAACCCTGGAAATATATTTAGAAGGTTTTAATAAATAGTAACAATTAACAAATAAATACAAATGGCAACTCCAGTTTTAAACAATGGTATATTCCTCCGTGACACAGCATACAATGCATCGTCCCACGTAGACTCATACCACTTAACAAACATGTTGAAGAATGCAGAACCTATGGATCTGGGCCCAGTAGACCTTTGGGCTATGGCACAGAAAGTAGAAATGCCTCTTTATCAAATGTCCTCTTTTGGAGGAAAAAATGTAATCATGGTTGACAATGCTCGTGGTGAGTACAAATGGCAGACTCCAGTCTCTATTGATTTACCATACATCATTGAAGATATTGAACCAGCTAATGATTTCAAAGGTGTAGATGGTTCTACATTTAAAATCAAGATTAACAGACGTGAGTTTGGTCATGGTGATATCTTAACATATGACAAATATAATGGTGTAGAGATGTATGTTACACAAGAGGATATTCTTCCAATTGGTGATGGATTTATCTATACTGTTCAGTTAGTTAACAATGATAACTACAAATACTTAGATAATAAGTACTTGTCTAATGGTACTAAGATATTCCGTAAAGGTTCAGCAAGAGGTGAATATGGTGAAAGATTCTCTGACATCATCACTAATGCAGGATTCCGTGAATTCTACAACTATGTTGGAGGTGCTGAGGCTCACGTACATTATTCTATTTCATCACGTGCAGATTTGATGATCAAAGGTGGAATGAATGCAGATGGAACAGTTCCTGTAACTGAAATCTGGAGATCATTTAACAAAACTATTGATCCATCAATTACCTCATTAGAGGATATGGTTAAAGTTATGGGTAAAGATTCTGTAAAGAAAGCTTTTGATAACGGAGATCTTTCAAGAACTTTCTTGACAAATATGGAAGCTGCTCACCTTTCTAAGGTAGCATCTGATATTGAGACTTACTTAATGTGGGGTCAAGGAGGTAGAGTACGTCAAGATGGTCCAGATGATATTAGATTATCAGTGGGTCTTTGGAAACAGTTAGATAACTCTTTCAAACGTATTTACAATAAGAATAACTTTACACTTGATTTATTCCGTGGAGAGATCTACAACTTCTTCAATGGTAAAGTTGAATTCCAAGGTCCAGATCCTAAGCGTTCTCTAGTAGTACAAACAGGTATGGGTGGAATGCGTTTAGTGAATGAAGCTATCCGTAGAGAAGCAGTTTCTTCTGGTCTTTTGATTCAAGCAGCTGACATAGGTGCAATCACTGGTAAAGGAATGGACTTGAATTTTGGATTTGCTTACACTTCTTATGTTATTCCATTCTTGGCTAACGTGAAATTTGTATTGAATCCAGCATTTGATAATGTTCATACAAATGATATTGAAAACCCAATCATTGATGGTTTCCCATTATCTTCTTATTCATTCATTATCTTTGATATCACTGATAACACAAATGATAATATCTACTTATTGAAACTTTCTTGGGATAACCAATTGAAGTGGTGGTACCAAAATGGTACTATGGACTACATGGGACGTACTCAAGGATTCCAGTCTTCTGGACAATTCAATGGATACCGTGTAATGATGTCTCAAACAATGCCTGCTATTTGGGTTAAAGATCCAACTAAGGTTCTTAAGATTGTTATGAGAAATCCAATCACTGGTGGATCATTCTAATATATCAAAAACAAGTGAGAGGGACTTATTGTCCTTCTCATTTTTTTATTTTTAAAAACCAATATTAAAAACCAACAACAAAATGGAAGCAACAAATTTTACAATGGTTGAAACAAGAGAAACACGTAAAACTGCAGTATCTATCAAACCATATTTTGACAATTCAGTATCTAACATGGGATTAGAATCTTATGGACTATCTCTTTTTGATGGAGTAACTCATACAGAACAATTAGCATGTTTAGAAAAAAATGGTGTAATACAATATGTCACAGGATTAAATGAATTTGCACCGGAGATTAGACTTATGACTATTGAACAAAGAGAGGCAAAAGTCAAAGAAATAAGAACAGCAGTTGCAGAATTAGAAAGAGAATTAGCAGCTAATGTACTTGAAATTACAGATCCGTTATTTTGGAATAATGTAAAATTACTAAGACCTGATAACGCTGACTTCTGGAATAAGATATATTTATCATGTGGTAATGAGCCTTTATATTTAAATGCACAAGATCCATTTGATAGAATTAAATTATATGCAATTGAAGCTGGAGGATTTTCATTAGTAGCACGTAGCTATGATGAAGCAAGATCTAAAGCAGTGCCACCAAAATTTTATCTTGATAAAGCTCAAGAAACAGCAGGAGCTAAAACTGAGATTAAAAAATTACGTAACAGAGCACTTGCTGAACTTCAAAAATTATTTGATAAAAATAGCACTAAATTATTCTACATTGCAAAAGCAGTAGATACAGCTAGTGTACAATATAAAAAACATACACCAAATGATGTTATTTATGATAATATGGATAAGCATATAAATGGTGAAGGGTCAGAAGGTAACAAAGAAAGAGCGGCACAAGGTTTCTTAACTGCTGCAGCTTTAGACATGGAATCATTAAAAATTAAAGCAATTGTAAAAGATTCCATATTTTTTAAGTATATTATAAATAAGTCAGATGGTCATATCTATCATACACAATCAAGTGCAATGTTAGGTAGAAACACATCAGATGTAATTGAGTATTTAAAGAACCCATTAAATGAAGATGTTTTAAAGGATCTTAATACAAAGATTGAAAAATTGTGGAACTCTTAAATTTAAAATAAAATGGCAACAACAAAAATGAAAAATTATGCAAAGGCTGGACCTGGTGATAAGGTTCCTGGTTCAGAACAAGGTAAAGGTTCTAAAATTGGAAGAGTACTTGGTATAGTAGGTCCTTCTATTGGAGCTGCAGCAGTAGCAATTAAAGCTGGTATGGATAAAAGGAAAGAAAACAGAGAAAAGAAAAAAATAGCAAAAACAGAAGTAAGCAAAAATCCTGTTAAAGTAACCAAAAAAGATTTACCTAAGTATCCTAAGCCAAATAGAATAGGTTTTAGTGGTGGAATAACATCTAAAGCAAAATATGGTACAAGTGTTGGTGATCCTAAAACTGTTTTTAAACCAGTAGGTAAAAGTACTGAACCTAAACCTAAAGGTTATAATAACAACTTAATACCTTTAAACCCATCCGACCCTCCTACTAAAAAAATTAAAAAATATGCTACTGGTGGATCAACTGGATTAGTTGGTATGCCAAGATATTCTAATAACCCAAGATCTGAACAAGGGCGTATTCTTAAAAAAGGGGGTGCTACTAAAATGTACAAAGACGGTGGCAAGACTGGTACTCAACTTAAAAAAGAAGGAGCAGCAATGAAAGCTAAAGGTCAGGCTATGAAAATCCAAGGTCAAGCTATGAAAAAAACTGGGCAAGATCAATTTTTAAAAAGAGCAGAAGTAGCTCAAGACCTAATTAATTATAGAACAAAAAGAGGTCAGATTCAAGATATGAATCCTGAAATGCTTGCTTCTCTTAAATCAAAAGTAAACAGAGCTGCTGAAATTAAAAAAGAAAGAGGTTCAAAAACATACAAAACTGGTGGTATGGTAAATTCTAATGCTAAACTTACTGCTGCTAAAGCTGCAACAGGTAGTGTAGGTGGAATTAGTAAAGCAATTTCTAAAGGTGCAGTTAAGTCTACTTCTCCTAAAGGAAAAGTAGGGGGTACATCAACTGCACCAAAATGTGCATCACCAAAAAAAACTAAATAAAATGGAAAAAGTATCAGCTTATATCAAAGAAGAAAAAACAGGAAAA